CAAGCCCGCATGAACTTTTCTTGATCTCTAAACGGATTAGTCATCAGTAGGTCCGAACTTTCCAGTTGCTGTTCTTGTCACGTGGCGCAAACAATTTGCGCTCTTTGGGATAAGGACTCCAGTTGTCCTTTGGATGCTTGCCGTTTTTGACACGTTGCAGCTCACCCCAGGGTGTCTTCTCGTTGTACAAATGACTCTCGTCATAGACATAGCCTTGTCGCTTGCAAAACGCAAGATATTCTTCGAGGTCATCAAAGATGTTGCGTACTTCATTTTTCATCTTGAAGTATTTTTGCAGATGTTCGTTAGCCATTTTATTATTCCTTAAACGCTAATTAGTTGTGGGCGGAAATTTTCATATTTAATGAGGGCACCGTTTTCGCCATCTTCGGCAACCTCAATCCAGACACTACGTCCAGGATACTTTGCAGCAATCTGTAGATACAGATCGTCGCTAATCATTTCGCATGACTTGAAGTCAAGTTGGATCGTGCCGTCGCGGTACAGATTTTCCAACCAGCGTTTAAACTGGATGAACTCAACATCTCGGTCGTTGTGGAATACATCGATCCAGACACGAAAATGGAATATATGGCGATGAGGCACACCAAGAAAACTAACATCGTATTCATCACCAGTTGCCAAAGTGGGATCTGTTGCGGCTGCTGGGTATTTGTGAATTCCTTCTTTGCGGAATGTGACCCAAATTTTTCTTTCGGCATGTTGTTTGATTCTTTCAATTGTGTCTCGTTCATCTTGTGTCATGTTTATTTCCATTCAAAATGTTGATTCAATGCGTTGTTGGTTCTTGAGATGGTGCGTATTTTATTCATAGCAGTTGTAGTGATTCTTATGTTGTAAGAAGTATCGTTGTTGTAGCCATCCAATATCATTGCCTTGTTGCTACTGGTAACAGATTTATCTCTGCTGCCTTGCAACAATTGATCACGTACATCTTGCCAGGATTCCTGCAACAGTTCGCGAGTTTCTTCAATGTCCATGTTAACAAGTTCAACGTCAACTACAGTTTGCAGTTGACCATCCCATGTTATTTGATTTTGATTCTTCATCTTTTCCCAAATTTTAGTGTCTAGGAAATCTGGAGTTGCTAAGATATCATTGATGGTCATTGATCCCTGCGTCCAAGCCGAATTAGATCCACGTTTTTTGGTTTTGTTCTCAACACCTAGATCTGGCAAATCAACTGTACCACGAGTGTCAACATTGTGCCCGTTTTCAGCAAGTTGGTCTTCGGCCCAAATACCAACACCGTTATCGGCCTTTGTATAGGGTGTTGGGATAGCTGTGCCTATAGCAATATTGTTTTTTAGGCTTTTGATTTTGATTGAGCTCATAGTGGTTTGTCTTTGGTATATTGTGTCCAGTCGGTGAACACCTTGCGATTCATTAGGTCATGAACACTATGACACCACACACCAGGGTTGGTTGAGTCAAAATCTATGTCATCGATCTTGAGGGTTGCATTGTAGTTTAGCAGTCGGATGTAGGGCATCTTGACAGACAGCATGGGAATGAAGTTGTTGTGCTCACACAATCCACTTTCTGCTAGTCCTTCTAAACAACTGACATCAATATCCAGGGTGCAGAAATAGCCCTTGTCCAAAAATGGCATGATCATTTTTTGCCAATGTGTCCATGCTGTGTAGTCATTGACATCGAGATTGGGAAAACTTTGGTTAGCACCAAAATAGATATGTTCAATGCCGTCTGCTCTGCTGAGATTTAGAGCAATGTCCTCTACTGTTTGCACACCTACCACAAACAGAGTTTTCTTGCCATGTGCAGCGGTATGCTCTACTTCAATGCCAGTAAAAAAGCTGACATTGTCGTGTCCTTCTCGTTCCATTATGCGTGTCCAGTTCGTTGTTGCAGTATTGTTAGTTTAGCAATTTCGTCACGAATATGCAACCTTTCTTTCTTCAATTTGGCAATTTGCACATCGTCAAATAGTTCGTGTTTTTCCAAATTGTCAATTTGCTTGTCCAGTGCTGCATGTTGTTCTTGCAGGTGCTGAATGCGTCCGGTATAGCTCATTGTCCCTCCAGGTTGTCAAGTAGTTGTTCGTTTAATTCAGGTTCTTCGTATTCGGGCATTTCAAAAAGACTATTAAAGATTGTGTCAGTAACATGTCTAACCTTTTTGCCTAAACGTCCACGGCCACCAATGATCTCTGTCCAATAGTTGTCGTACTGTTCAATGATGGCCTCGCTTTCAGCTCTAGTTGGTGCCGCAAAAATACGTTCAACAATTTCATCAAAACGTTCGCCTGTAGCCTGGCTACGCATCATACTAGGAAATTCTCCTGCGTCAAAACGTCTGTTGGCTTCTTGTACCGCGGTCAAGTGCATCCAAACATTGTGCCCCATTAAGAGTGCGTAACTAAAACTATCCCAACTTGTGCGTCCCCATTTATCATTTTTGTTTTTGTCTGGTAACACATCATACAAGGATTCATCTTGGAAGTTTTCGGGTGTAATGGTTACACCTGCTTTGGGCACACCTGGCTTGTAGATACAGATGTCACGCATTTGGCACATGGCACTAATAGGACTATCTGTAAAACTTGGGAAGATACCATCTTGTACTACTGCATCACTGTACTTACGGGTATCGGTACTATACTTCTTGTCATCTGCACTAGGCATCATTTTGTAACTCCACTTGCCATCGTGTGGGAACGCATTTTCGTAATAGACTTGCCCATTAGCAGTTGCAAGGAAAGGACTTGCACAGTCAAAGCTGATGGTAAATGCTGGGTTAGCATATTTGCGAACGTTGCGTTGAATAACTGTCAACAGAACAGCCCATTCTAGTTTACTAGTGCCCAAGAAGTGCATCCAATCATGCACACCTTCTTGTAACAGTCCGTCGTACTTGAGTGCAATAAGTCGTTTTAGAATCAAGTGTACATCGCACATGTTCTGTCCGCCCATAGCCCAACCATTAAAATGTGTGTCGGGATACTGTGCAGGATCGCAGTAGCCCTTCATTAGCTCATACCATTCGTCGGCTGCTGCGTGTCCTGCGCCTTGTAACACGTTAAGTATCTTGGCACCACCATTTTTAACACCCTTACGATTACGCATAAAGTATTCGTTATTGTAGTGTGTTGCCGCAATGGCCTCCTCGTGGCTAAGAATCCCAACTTTTGCTCCGGCTTCGGGATTGTTAACAATCCATGTAGGAATATCCAGTGTCATGGCATAGTCAGCTACACCATCAAGCCATTTAAGTACTGACTCACGCTTGGCCTGCGCCTTAGGACAACCGCTGTTGGCTTTCCAATCGCCTTCCCACAAGCCCTTGGCAATCTGGAATCCACCCGAGTCACCTAGTAGTGTGGTATTGGGATCACGTTGGCGAACCATGTCCTCGCTACTAACAGGCTTAGTGAGATCTAAGTTGGCATGTCCACCTGAATACAAACTCCACTTATAGGGAAATGCACCCTTTTGATCATTGAGCCAATTCATTTGCTCCATGTCTGTGAATTTGTCTGCTAGTGCTTGTGGAAAACGTGCAGGATCTACATACTCTTCCTGTCTTTGTTTACCAATAAATGTAGCATAAAAGCCACTAATAGCAGGTAAAAATACTGCGTAGTCCTGTTGCTTTGCTGTTAAGTTATCTTGTGCCATAAAATTTTACTTTGTCTATTAGTTCTTGGTCGCACCAGAACCACTGTTGTAGATTATACAGTTTAAACTCATCTTGATCAATCATGAATTTAATCACTTCGTTGAGTTTACGCTTACGTGGATTATCTTCAATGCTGTTCTCTTTAGGGGACTGGTCAAATTGATTTGGATATCCTAGCTCTGTGAGTAGATTAGCAAAGTTAGTGTTAAAGTCCCGATCGATGAATAACCATGTACAGTTATTTAGGTCAATGTTGCGTAGGAAAAAACATTGTCTCTCAGTATGATCATCAAATGTCATACGATCAAACAACAACGACATTGCCAGTTTGTCGCCTAGTAGCGGCATAAACCCATAACTAAAAGGATCTGCGATATTGTCTATGACATTGGTGTGATACATAAACAAGTATTCGCTAATGCCACTGACCCAACGTTTAATGGGATCACGCAAGGCAACAATAACCTTGGCATCAGGAAAGTCGTTTAGATTAGCATAACTCCAGTTGATGCTTTCTAAATTCTTTTTAATAAAGCTACTTGAGTTTTTGGGAATGTTTAGATAAAAGTATCGTTTATCTGGGCTAACCATGCCCTCGCCTAGAGTGTGTCCTCTATTAGACCACACCCTATTCCAATCAAGGTTAATTTGATTGTTAGACACAGACACGTAGTCTGCGTCTTTGTAGTTGAACTCAAGCAACATTATTTTGTCTGTGCTGGCAAAATGTAATTGTATTCAATTAGTCCACTGTCAATAGTGATCATGCTAGCACCATCATCACTCATGCGATAGGTCTTGTCACCAGGCAAAGCCAAGATTGCTAGTACAACACCAACTGGCCAGTGGAACTGTGTGCGAGTAAAGTTGCCACTAACACCTGCTTGGAACACAAAGTTACCTGCGTGGCTTGTTGGATCACCAAAGAAGAACTTGAGATCACCGCCTTCTGTACGTGCTGTGAATGTAGTTTCTTCACTATTGGCTGCTGCCTGGAAACGCAGGCGTTGAATGTTTTGTACTGTAGGAGTAAACTCTACGCTCCACTTGACACCACGGAATTTAGGGCTTTTGAGTTTGTCATTGATGACATTGGCGTTCATGTAACGATAGTCGTTCTTGAAGTCACCTGCTGCATTTTCAAAATGTAAGCCGCTGGGCACAGTATTGCCATCTGCGTCTTTTTGTGTGTTTACAGTGATCTTGGCATCTTTGCGGTATTCGTCAATGCCCAAAATTGTTTTTAGTTTGCCCAAGTTAGGCATACCAAATGTGCCAATAAAGTCTGGATGTGGATTCTTGAACTTAGCTTCAAGGATAACACTACGATCCTCGCTAATGGTATTAATCTCTGTGGTGTCGGCTGTGCCGGTGATCTTGATCAAATCAATGCCGCCAAGGCCGTTTGTATGTTGTACGATGTCTTTTAAATAATCTTGCATATTATGCTCCTATAGTTGATTGTACTTAATTTATTTAGACCTGTCAAGGATTTCTGCGTTCTATTTTGCCCATAACTTGATGTGACTTGACTGTGCGAAGTTTACCGGGCTTTTTAATCTCAATCCAGCTGATGTTTGGTTCTTCGTTGAACGTGGCAACTATCTCAAATCCCATGCTTTGACATGTTGGTACCAAGATACTTTGCGGAATATAGGTCTGGGCAAAGTTTTCTGCCATGCCAGCGCCAGCTGGGGTGTCGCCATCGTTATAGCTGAACATAAACACACCACCGGGACGTAGTAGATTACGCATCTGTTTCAATACCTCAGTTATGGTATCTAGACTGATATAATTAAAATGACTCCAACTAAACACAAAACCAAATTGATTTTGTGGTAGCGCACTAAAATCATAATTGTTTAGTGAATATTTACGTAGCCTACGTTGATACTCAGCAGGGAATCTGTCATTGGTCATGACTAAGAAGTCATTGTACTTGTCTACAACGTACAAAGGATCCGCAGCCACAAGGTATTGTGTCCATTCACCGTCTCTACAGCCAATTTCCAATGCTGGATATTTCCAATCAGTATATAACTGTATGCGTTGACGTACCAATTGCTCAACAACATCAGACGCAACAATTCTTCTTAAATTTTTAACATTTTCAAAACCACCGTCATGTTCCTCAAGTTCATAACTGTTAGCAAACAACAAGTGACTTAGATCGGTAATTTTTTGATCAATTTCTTTTAATTTGTTTGTATGTTGTTCTTTTGGTGTTTGTGTATATCCAATCAGCTTATCGCAATAGGCTGCTAGATTGTCAATGTATTCTAAGTCGTTAGGTGCTATAACCGGCACTTGATGTTTTGTATTTTCAATTTGAACACGCAGCCGGTTAATAGCATCTACAACTTCATCAGTGTTGAAGTTTTCTCTTAAACTCTTTTTAAGACTAACTAGGTTATACAGTGCCATATCAATCCCAACTAAACAAACTGTCAAATGTACTCTTAATGTCAGTATTAGCAGCAATGTCCCAATCCAGTACACCCAACAAGTTTTCTACCTTTTGATCAACAATGGCAGTTTCCATTTTGTCTTGGTCAAACGGTAGTTCCTTGAACCAAGCAGGAATGCGAGACTCGTCTGTGGGATAACCAACACTAGTATAACCTAGTGGATTGTCTTTGAGTTTACACACAATGGTCTTCATGCCGTCAATAATCTTGGCGCTGTAGTTGTCGCCGTGCATCTTGCGTAGTCTGTTCCAGTTCATGGCAGCACGAACGTGTCCTGGCATGTTGGCCTTGCCCAGCTTTTCTTCTTCTGCTGTATACTTGGTCAAGTTGTTAACACGTTTGGGTGTACCCTTCTCCCAAGCAGGTAACTGCTGGAATACCAACTTGAAGTCACGTACCTTGGCAATGATGGCTTCACGTTCCGCACCTGTCAGCACATCTAACAAGATCTCGCTCAAGAAGTCCTGCATGACTTTAGGAGTATCACTGCGCTTCAAGTCCAAGCCCATGGCCTTGACCTTACCTGGCTTGCCATCAACATCCAGTCGTTTGCCTTCAAGATCAAAGATTAGCACAGCATAACGCTTCTTCTTAATAAACAGGCCTTTCTCAGCAATTAGTTCACGACCACCTTTGATAATAGCACCCATTTCTCGGGGACAGTGACAAGCACGTTCCATAAAGCCTGGAAACGACTCGTTAACGCTGTCTGCAATAGTGTCGTAAAGCGCAATACACACATCCTTGTTCCATTCCATGCGTCCTGCTTCAATCTCTTTCTTGAACACGGGATAGGCACTAAAGTAAACTGAGTCAGTGTCACCGTAGATAACAGTCTCGCCTACGTGGTCATACTTGCCAGTTAAACATTCGTTAACGTGACTGTCCATGTGCTTGGCAATAGTACGTCCTGTTAGCGTAGTGCTTTGTCCAATGCGCTTGTCAAAGAATCTGCAACCTGGGTTTAAGATAGCGCCATACAGGCTGTTCAAGTTAATCTTCTTAACCAGCTGACGCTTGTCCCAGAATGCAATGTCCTCTTTGTCTGTGGCTTCTTTCTTCTTGGCCTGCATCTCTTTACGTTCTGCATACCAACGTTCCAACAAGCCCGGAATAATACCCTTCATGTCATACTTGAAGATGGTACCATTGGCACTTAATGTCCAAGGTTGATTGCTGTCAAAGACCATGCGCCACACCTCTGCGGCTGTGTGCGTTGTACTCTGTTTGCTTTCTTCCCAGTCAATAGTGATCTCAATGCCCTGTTGGCATTCCATCACTGCTGTGTACTCTAGACTGCCAAACAAACCTTCCCATGCGTCAGCAAAGTTGCCGCCATTCTGCGCCATCTTGTCTGCGATGTACTTGTCAGTCATTGTTTGTCGTAACTGTCCGACAATGGTTTCTGGGCCCATGTTGAGGGCACGAATAGCCGAGGGATAGAGACTGTTGATGTCGATGGCGCCAATGTATTCGTGCATACCTCTTTTGGGGTAAGCAACATAGGCACCTGCGGCTTGCGTTTGACCTTGTTCATCACGACCTTTCCTATTAGGGACAATCATACCACGCCCGTGTGCTTCATTAATGATAGCTTGCTCAGTTACAGCGACCGCACCCATTGTGGTCTGTAACAACACAGTATTATCGTGAGCAATTTCGTTGGCCAGATCTAGAAAGCGTAGTTTCTTGTCTAGCTTGGCCAACAACATGGTATCTTGTCTGTTATAGTCGATGAACTTGGGAAAGTCTTTGTTGTACAATTGGTCCAACGTGCCTTCATAGGCAACTTTGCGCTCATCTAGTTCATATTCGCCAATGGCGTCCAAACTATAACTATGTCGTTCTTCGTATGTGTACTTGCGGTACAGTTGCATATAGTCCATATGAACACGTCCCACAAGGTCAAATGTGATATTGGTAGCACCAAAGCGCTCAAATTCACGCTGCTTGGGAAACTGATTCCACAGGCAGAGTCGTCGTGTATCGTCTTTGGTCAACACACGCATGGTACGCATTACGGTATAGGGAATATCGAAACCCTCACTGTTCCAACCACTTAAGATGTCTGCGTCCTGTATCAAGTCAAAGAATGTATTCAACATGTCTTCTTCTCGTTCAAACAAGAAACAGTTATCAAAACGATCACAGATCTCTTGTGCGCTTTCCCATGAGTAGGTCTTGGGAGGCAGTACCAGGGTGACTAGTTTGTCTAGCCAATCCAAATAGACTGAGAAGGCAGTGATCTTGTTAAAGGGATCAGTTGTGGGAGCGTAGCCTTTGTCGGGGTGGAAATCCACCTCAATGTCGAAAAATGCTGTTTGTAGTTTGGGACTGTTTGCGCCCAAGTAGTTGTTTTCGAGGCAGCGGAAGATTGGGTTAATATCACTTTCCCAATGCTGCTTGTTGCTCTGTAGTTTTAGTTCTTTGTGATATTCTTTGTTGCTACGACTACTAAATCTTGTAACGGGTGTGTCAAAGATTGTACGATATTTGCCCTTGGGGTCGTCGTAGTAGAATACATATTCTGCGGGAAAGTCACGGTATTCTCTAACACCGTTTACACGTTCAACAACGTGGATGCGATCTTTTGCTCTGTCATAGAGAGCGTCAACATAACTCATAATACTCCTTTGTATAGTTTAAAGCCTATACTGACTCTACATGCCGTTTCAAGTCCGGCGAGACTGTAATATTACTTATCTTATTGTAGGGCAAATCTAATTAAACCAATACCATCGATTGTTACCAAAAAGATACTATTGGCCATTAGGCCAAAACTTCTACGTGTATAGCAGGCCCAGCCACTGGCACAACAACCTGATATAAAAATCACGTAAAGCGGTACCACCGGAATGTTGGGAACTGTTATAGCAAACATTATAGCACTGACCACGCTACAACTCCAAGCAAAAACTTCGGCACAGAATCTCAGTGGATAACTGTTCCAGTCGTTGCGTACATAGTTGATGAAGTTTTGTAGGAAGTTTTTCATGCTGTTAGATTACGCCAAAATTGTTGACTGTTACGTGCCCACATGTCTAGCAGTCGAGGATTGTATGCTTGTGTGGATTTTAGCAGGCCATCAATGGTAGCTAATATCTCAGCACCCGTTGGACGTACAGCACCCGCGCCATCTAAATAATGCGTCCAGGCATACTCACCATCAAGTACAACAGGCATAAACTGTAAACACTCTAGTGCCGCAAGTCCGGGACATTCGTTTTTACTGGGAATGTAGGCCACTTTGTGCTGTGACATCAGCGCATACATTTCCACACGTTGATCCAGTCCAAATGTGTGTACATCTGCACCAGCAAATAGTAGCGCATCAGGCTCGTGGGTAATCACAGTAGGTGTTACACCTAATGCACGTGCCATGGCCATAAACTCTCTGGCACCTTTGCGCTCTGTAGCATCACCGATGTAGAGCAGGCCTCGAGTTTTTTCTACTCTAGACTTTACGGGCACAAATGGAACTGGCGTGTAGACAGGACGCTGGGGTTTTATATTAGTAGTAAATACCGTCATGCCCACACGCCAGTTTGTTGTCTCTGTAATGTTGACTTGTTCATCGAGATATTCGTCGCTGAGGAAACTGTAACGGGCACCGGGGGTTAATACATCACTCTCATGCTGTATAAAAATGCCTTCGTCAACCTCGGCCACTGCTCCTAGATAACTGTGTAGGTCATGTACCACAACTAGATCTGGCTCTACATCTAGTTTACGGAATGCCAATCCAATGTCTAGGGCAACACCTCTGTCCACTTGCAACCACACATGTCCATCTCTCCAGTTTGGCTTATAAGCCGATAGTATATTACAATATAATGTTTCGTCTGAATTGATTTGTTGTGCGGGTTTCGCATCTGTGATAAAGATCACACGATTCCCCATACTACGCTGTAAATCTATAACAGTATTAATATATCTGGTAATACCGTTGGGTCGTAGTAGTATGCTGCTGCAAGCGTGAACAATGGTCTTCATTAGAGAGTCTTACCAACAGTTTCCAGAATAGTGTTGAGCTCGTCGTGGTCTCGATTGGTTTCACCAAGTTTGGCTTTGTGTGCAATTTTGATTGCCTTCTTTAGTGTGCCTGGCTTGATTTCCAATTCTTCTGCTACTGCTTTAACTGTGTCGCTAAGGCCTGCACTCAAATCTTCAATCTCTTGCATGACCTGCATGCCTTCATTGATTAATTGTGTGAGCTTGGCTTTTGCTTCGCCGTTGAATGTGCGATCATAATCACTCATGTGTTCTCCTAGTTGATAGTACAATTATATACTGTAGTTTTTTGAAATGCAAAAGAAATGTGTTCACTTTAGAATTTGTTTTTGCCTTAAATGATCTACCAGTAGATTTACACAATAGCAATATCCATCTATGTTGGGATGAACTGGATCAACCTCAGGATTTATATAACCTAAATTTTTACAGGTCTCGTATACTCCGCCGTGTTCGGTCAAGAACCAACGATCAAAATCAATTTGATCAATTAAATCTTGGTTACCTTGTGTAGGGAAACCAACAGCAGATTTTTCAGCAAAATTATTCCACTCGTTAAACTTGGGATCAAATTGATTCAGCATAGATCCAAAGTAGTAAGGAACACCAAGACTTTTTAAATAGCCCTGTGTTTTTACAATTTCCATTAGACTGTTATAGTGTAATTGTTCAGTACTTAGAAATTTGTGATACCCGGAAAATAGCAGTTTTACCATTGGTGGTGTATCTTTGTTGAGCCAACCGCCTTCTCCACCACTGAATATATATTGTCGTCCGTAGAGATCGCCCGATGATCCCCAGTCTGGGTTTCTAAACAGGCTAATATCTTCGACACAGACATCGTACCTGCTCAACCCAGTCCAACTTACATATATAAAATCAAATTTCTCACGAGCAGTTGCTACTACAGAATCGGCAATATAACGATTGCCTGCTCCTGCCGCTGACAGGTTGGTAATTTTAGAACCGGGTATTGCTTTGGCAAATAGATCAGACAGTTCAGTGACAAAACTACAGCCTGTAATTAAAATGTTCATGCTTGAATTTCAAAATTAGTGCTCACTTTCGGGGACTTCGGGCACGACTCCTATCTCCCCGGGCCAGCAGCCGGCCCACACGTAACCCATAAGGGCCCTAAGGTAGTGTGTTCTTGATATCTTTTATTGCTGGTACTTGTTTTAAAAACCAATCAGCAAGTTTTTTGTGCCCTTCAATTGAGGGATGTCGGTTCCAGGTCCAGTACTGTTCATAATCGGGTTTGACCATCATGTGCGTATGATATGGATGTCTCTCGTTGATTGGCATCGCCCAAGTGTCGTTAATGACATCACTCAGTGTGTTTGCTTTTACATCCCATCCTATGTAGTTATCATAAGCAAAGTCAAAATCAAAATTAAATGACTGCCCTACCAATGGATTGTCAAATAGATTGAACTTTATTATGGGCACAGAATACTTTTTGGATATAGAATCCAGTGTTGACAGTATGTATACCAAATCTAAAACTGAAAATTTATCCCATTCAAGATCAGTGGAGGGGTAGATTATGGATCGATCACGAACAGTAGTAGATATACCGAATAAAATTAAATCATCTTGTTGCAACTTACCATTGCCAATAAACAGCAGTAGTTGATCAATTTGACTAAAATTACTGGTTCCACGTACAGCAAAATTTAACAGTTCCTTGCCGAGCTGTTTGGCAATTAAGGCAGCAAAGCTGACATTGTATTTGAGATACTGCTCCCGCTCATTTGGTCCCATACTATGGGTGGTTGGAATTTTTGGGTTGTAGTTTACGTCATTTGGACCGTAGTCATCTTGATCTCCAACAACAAAGCTGTCACCAAAAGCAAGTATACGCGACATTTATTTTGCCTTGGCTCTTCCAGCCTTCATGTTGGCCAACCAATGTGCCATACGTTGTTTTTCACCTGAACTGTGTTTGGCTACATTGCGTAGTGTGCTTACTGACGCTTTGGTATTGACGCCCATACGCTTGCTTAGACCTTTGCGACCAGGATTCTTACCATCAGCAAAGTTTTCATCTACAGGCTTGTCTTTGGGATTCTCGTCGTCGTAGTGTTGCCAGTTGTGGTAGACTTTTTCTTTGGGCTCTAGTTTGGGTACAGAGGGCTGACCGTAATCGTCCCAAGACTTTTTCTGTTCAGGAGGATCCTTGAGCTCGTTCAGAGCACCAAAGTAATCTGGATGTTGATCTGCAAAGTCTCTCATAAGCACTCCTGCCACAGCATTGGCTTGATTTTCGACACGACTACCTGTGGCACCATCGCCGGGCTGTATCATGTCAAGTTCTCGTTGTTTGTGATGTACTAGCTCGTGTGCTAGGGTACGTAGTACGTCCATGACATGACGTCCACCCGTTGCAACTTGCACACTATTGGTATCAGGATCAAACAAGCCAAATGTAGGATGTTCGCTAGTGCCAATTTGTCGTTTCAACTGTATGTCGGGCAACTTGTCTATGCCCAAACGCTTTGCTACATAGGGGACAAAGTCGTCGGCTGCTGACTCAGCATCAACACTTTCGTGTAGCTGTTTGGGTAAGAAACAGTCCGCAATGCTCTTGCACATGCGTTCAATGTCGTGATTTTGCGTAAAACGAATATCAAAGTCTTCGTGTTCAACATGACTTTGACTTGGATCTCTGTAGCCACAGTATACAGCACGTACAGGCGTAGTGTCAATTAGTTCTGTACAGCTAATGCCCTGTCTATCTGCCATTTCATCTGTGCAAGGACTAAGCGTTGTAACAATTACGCTGCCTTCGGGTAATTTGCCATGCTTGTTTTTGTAGTTCTCAATAGCAGCACGTTCTGCATGTACACGTTTACCGCTTGGCAAACGATGATTGATACCATATACAATACGCTGTTCAGGATCAACTACTGCGGCAGCAACTAGCCCATAACGTTCTGCATCTTGCTTTTGATGTGCCAGGATACCTTCGCACAGTTTAACTAGGATATCATCATAAGCACCTGTATCTGCGGATTCTGCTAGGCTGTATTTTTTAAGTTGACGTTCAATCTCGCCAGGGCGCACGTCCTTGGTTAGACTCATTGAATAGCGTGGATCTCGGGCCTGCTTTTTACTAGCAACCACACCTACACCAGCTTCAAAGATGTCGTATAGATTCATTTCAGTACGCTTCTCAACATCCAGCTGTGCTTGCGATGTGCATCTATGCGTTCGGCCAGGAAGTTGCTGAAGCCATGTTCGCCTGCTTCTTCTGCACGATCATAAACCATCTTCAACAAAATGACCATTTTGTCGCTGTCTTCTAGCAGTGTCTGAACCATGACCGCGTCAGGGATGACTTCAGTTTGATCATCAACACGAGTCAAGATAGTCAACTTGCTCAAACTGCCGGGTGCATAGCAGTCCATGGCACGTAGTTTCTCAGCAAACGCATCAATGATACCATAGACTTCTTCGTAGATTTTACCAAACAGTTCATGAAACTGTTGAAAGTGTACACCTTCTACGTTCCAATGAAATTCAGTAGCCTTTAAGAAAAAAGAAAACTCACTAGCAAAAGCAATACGTGCCGCTTGTTGTAATTCAGTTAATTCATTCATTTATTTTATGTCCTTTGCTTTCATGCCATTGTTTTCTAGCTAGACGCATTTTTTCAATAGTCTCGGCCGACAATGGGCCTCTTGATTTTCTATTTTTAGGATAATTTTCTACCTTGTATCCTTTATTGTCTTTGTTCCACGGCGTTTTTCCTGTACGCTGTTGACTCCAGATATCTTTTACTTCTTGTGATCTAATCTTTCCAGTGTTGCTGTCGCTTATTTTTTTCTTGTGCTCTTCGGTATTTTTTAAACCAAGCCTTGCTGTATTGCCTTTGTTGGCTTTACTTATTGCATGTTTTTGTTCTTCTGAAATTGATCGATTACGAAGGTTTCTGATATGTGCTTCTTTAACGGATTGATATGCTCGAGAATTTGTAGTTTTGTTTCGGCCCATCATAAATGCAGCACGCAACATCATATTATGATATTCTGTATTTCTATAAATTCTTTCTAGTAGAAGATGGCAAATGTAGTGCTCTCTAGTAGTTAAATTTACTAGATTTTCTTTTCTATTAGATCCGTCACACGCTTTTGGAACTATGTGGTGTGTTTCGACAATAATATTACCGCCTTTAAGATAATTTCTTATCTTGGCGTTACTGATTATTTTATCGTAAACTTTTTGATAGTTCATGTTAGTATTTATAGTATGTCGTATCCTGCCTTACGCATAGCATACAAGCGGCTTTCGTAGACTTCATCTTCGTTTTGCTGTGTTGCCAAGGCATTTTTAATTGCACTCAGTTTATTACGATCAAATGGTTTATTATCCTGTGCAATTTCTGCGGCAGCATCATGCGTTACTTTGGGCAGCATTTTACCAGCACCTTGTGCAGCAGCCACTCTAGCTAATTTGGCTGTATCTCCTGGCAAAGTTCTAGTATCAATAGCAGTTACTCGGCTGCTTAACTTGTCTAGCTGTTGTTTAATTCCAGGATCAACTTGAGCAGGCTGTTGTGCTGCGTCCTGTCCTACTTTAAGTGCAATGGCATCACGTTCTTGTTTGTCTTTGGCCTGCTGTGCTGCTCGTGCTGCGGCCTGTGTTTGATGTTGTGCCTGTGCTTTCGGTGTAGCTTGTCCAAGACGATGATTCAATCTATTCAACAGATGCTGTTGTTCTGAATTCACACGTTCAAGACTATTAATCTCTTTTTCAGCTTGATCTAGATCATTGCTCAATGGATCAAGTTGACGTAGGATGTCATTGACCTTTTTATAGTTGTCCTGTGTCTTTTTAGCAATAGTGCCCATGTAGGCATTGATGGCATCAGCATCACTGGTTGCTTCCGGATTGCTTTGGCGTGCGACTCTGATTAGTTCCCTACTGGCAGGGCTAGTAATATGTTCGTCTTCGCTGACTTTCTTTTGTGGCTGAGGCTGCTGTTGCTTGCGTTTTTCTTGGGCGGCAACACGTTTGACCATCGCTTGATAGTCGTCGCCATAGTCAGCTTCTTTAGGCGGTTTGTAGTCACCACGTGCTTCGTGTACTTTCTTTTGTACAATGGCTCGACGTGCCAACTCGGCAGTGGTATCACCGTAAGACTTGTTTAACAGGTCCTGTGCTGTCTTTGTAAAATCTTTGCCAGTTACTTGCGAGTCTGGTCCTGCGACTTCACGATCTCTAGTACCGTCGTCGTCCATCTCAGCTAGACCTTGCTTATGAATGAATCCACGACTATTTTGTGGAACATTTGTGGTGCAAAACTTGCCGCATACTTTGCCAGTTTTGTCAGTAGCGTGATGAGTCCACTCTAGAT